TAAACTATCTTATGACATTACTGAGCATACTATCAAATTAGTAAATGAAGTCCTTAAAACGATTGAAACGAGGCGCAAAGCAATTACTTCACCACTTGATGCATATAAGAAGCAAATAATGGAGATTGAGAAAGATGCAGTTGAGCCATTAAAAACATACATTGGAATTTCTAAGGCTAAGATGTTAGATTATAACAATGAACTTGAAAGAGTGCAACGTGAGGCAAACGAAAAGTTGAGAATAGAATCAGAGAAAGCATTAGAAGATGCACCATTTGATGTATTCAATACTTTAGCTGGTTACTTTGTTGACCAAGCAATATCAATCAATACTGAGCAACCTAAGAACATAAGGGTAACTAAGAAGGCTCGTATCTGTGGTGAGGTGAACTGGTCAATGGTACTTAATGTGTTATTCGCTGCTGAAGTATTAGACTACCAAGAACTACTCACACCATTAGCAAAGGCTATGGAGAAATGTGGAGTAGTGAAGATTGATGGTATTGAGATTTACGACCATAAGACACAAGTAATACGTTAAGTTATGACAAGAGACCAATTCGTATACTATCCAGCCTTATCTTGCTCACGTATCAAGAAACACTATACTGGAGACATCAGCTATGCAAAAGTAGCCTTAGAGTTAGGTGTTAGCCTACACCATCAGTTACTTGATTTGAAAGTTGAAGATATGAGTCTTGAGGCATACAATGTACACAAGGCAATTAAAAACCATCCAGTAGCTAAAAGAATTATGGATGGTGCAATTAATGAACACCCAATGATTAAAGAGGTGAATATAGGTAGACATACCATAGAAGGTAAAGCAATGTTTGACATTTACAATAAGAAACTTAACGTGATTGCAGACATTAAAACAACATCAGCTAAGACCTTAGATGTATTTGGTTCGGACATGATTAAGCACTATAATCACATTCAAGCAGTATGGTATTCATTAATAGCTGGAATAGACCCTAAGAACTTTTATTATATAGGTGTTACTGCAAGGTCTAAAAGAACTAATAGCACATCAGATTCAATATTAGTGTATAGACATAATGATAATGAGATTGCAGATGCCTACAAGCTAATTACTGGGTATCTTGACATCAACATTAACGAACTCAAATCTAATTTTAATTCATCTTATAAATCTTAAACAAATGAAAAACGAAACTGCAATTCAAATCATACTAAGACTACTTAGTTCACATAATAAATTGAATAAAGAATGTCCTGAAGTAATTGAAATCATTGAAAGCTATTTAGAAATTGAAAAGATGAATATATCTTCTGCTTGGAATGAAGGTTATTTATTAGGTAAGAATGGTTTTATACTTGAAAATTATAGTACTGGTAATGGGTACTACGAACAACTTTATAAAGTGACTAATGAAGGCTGAATTAATCGAACACATTGAATACTTGACTGATAAGTCAAATAAGTTCAAAGAGATTGAAGAGAGGTATTCAATAGCAGTCAATAGATGGTTCTTATGTGGTGGTGACTTACCATCTTGTGACATTGCGAAATACCTTGACATCAATCACAATAAGTTGACTCTGCTGATTCAGAAACAGATGTCTAAGATAACTGGTGTTAAAATAAAAGATGAAGCACCAGTAGTTGAGGTAATGCATACAATAGCATCATTAGAAAGACTATACCCTAAGTCTTATAGATTTGATTGGATGCCAGTATACGAATTAAATTACTATCTGTACCTTGCAAACAATTCAAGAAGTCAATTAATCCACAACTACAAACTCTTTTTAAATGAATCACGAAGCAGAGATTTACAAGGTCATAGCAAGTTATCTAAGTATTAAATATCCTAAGTTGATATTTAGATTTGACTTTGCTGCTGGTATGTACTTAAGTCCATACATGGCAAATAAGCATAGGTCTCAAAATCCAATCAAAGGTTATCCAGACTTATTCATTGCAATTCCTAAAGGTAATTTTGCTGGTCTATTCATTGAGATTAAGACTGACAAAGCTAACCCATTTAAGAAAGATGGTACATTGAAAGCCAATGAGCATACAGAGAGACAAGCAGAGATATTAAAGGCATTGAATGAAGTTGGATATGCTGCTTTGTTTTCTACTGGTGTAGACGAAACAATTAAAGTGATTGAGAGTTATATTAATCAAGAATAATTTTGTATATTAGCACCATTCAGAGGTCGTATCCTGAATGAGTTAAAAACATTGTCACCCTATGGTGACTGCGAGGTAAGGAGTAAAATCTGAGCCGATACGACCGCAGTCCTCATAGGGTATTTTTATTGTTATGACTAAGAAACAAAATGAATTGATTAAGGAGTATTGCCTATTTATTATGAAATCAAGTTTGTTAGCTACTGGTTCATTAGATAGAAGTCACGAAATAATATATAGTGAACTTATCAAAGCAACTAAAGTAGAGTTATTGAAAAAGGCAAATAGATATATTTTATCTAAAAATAATTTTAAAGATGTTTGAATATTTTAATGGGTATTGGAACTGGGCAAGTATCAACCCACATAAGGTCAATTCAACATCTACTGCAATCTACTTTTACATCTTATCAATTGCGAATGAATTGCATTGGAAAGAGTCATTTGGTCTATCCGCTACTCAGATAATGAATGGTGTTAATATAGCAACCTACAAGACATATAAGAAGCACTTTGATGAATTGGTTGAAAATGGATTGATTAAGGTAGTTCAACCATCCATTAATCAGTATAAATGCAATGTACTTGCCTTAGTAAAATTTACCATAGCACAACCAAAGCAAAGTATAGAGCAAGACCAAAGCACCAACCAAAGCACAACCCATATTCATAAGACTATTAAAGAGGTAAAAGAGAATAAAGAATATAAAGACAAAGAGCCAAAATCTATAAATGATTTTGTCAAGTTGATTGAGTCAGAGAAATATTTAGGAACTGATGTAATTCTAAATACTACATTCATTAACTATATTCAAATGAGAATCAATATGAAAAAGACACCTACAAAGAATGCAGTTGAATTACTTACTAATAAACTTAAAGAACTATCTAAAGCAAACAAAGATGTTGCTATTAAGATTCTTGAAAAATCAATAGAGAATAACTGGATAGGCATATTTGAACTCAAGACTAATAACTCTACCAACTTTGTCAAACAAGGACCACAACCAGTATTCAATCGTTCATCACAAGGTCAGCATTATGTAGGTGACGATGTAAAATAGTTGTACGTACAAAAAATAAAAATCAGTACGTACAAAAAAATAATTAAAAATAATTATGTTAAAGTATTGCAGAATCAAAATATAGTTTTACATTTGCTCATCAATCAGTCACACATTTTTTACTTACTTACTAAATCAAACAAAATGACAACAACATTAATAGCAGCAAAAATCAACACCAAGAGTAACTACCAAAATCTTAATGGTACTTTTCAACAAGTACATCAGATGATAGGTAATCGGGTAACTTGCTTAGTAGAAATTGACGGCAAATTACTTAAAGTAGATTTTATCCTTTCTGAAATTTCAGAATTTCGTTACAACGCACAATAAATCAATCAAGGGTGGCTAACAACCACCCATTATACTTACTCAATTATGAAACTCACTAAAGACGAATGCAGAATCTTATTTGCTTGTATCTATGATAACAAGTATAATTTAGTCAATGACTTAATTAAAGAAGATGCTATAAAAACTATTGAGGCATTGACAGACCTTGAACGTAGATTGAATAAAAGTTGTGAAGATGGTAGAAGAAATGGTAGAACATCGCAAAATTCATTTAATGATACATTAAAAAGGTTTGTAAAATCTATATCAAATGACTAACCCACAACAAGCACTCATAGGTATTTTAATGACTGGTGAAACGCATCAGGAACTTATACCACAACTTGGTGAGCATCTCTTCAATGAGGTGCTTACCTCACGATGTTATGCAGTAATTAAGAAAACGATTGACAAAGGTCTTACACCTAACTTAGTCAATTTCTTTATGACTGCCAATGAACTTGATAAGTTCACACCTAAAGAAACATCTGAGATTGTGATGTGGTCAAACAACTTGACATACAATGAACCAGTTAACGAATACATTGCTATCTTAAAAGATAACCACATTAAGCGTTCAATAGCATCAATCGTAACTGAACAATCATTAGGTCTAAGTAATAACGATGGTTACACTACTGCTACAGAAATCATCAAGTCATTGACCAACCTACTTGATACTGGTAGCAGTTCAGATAACATCATTAACCTATCTGACCTTACCAATGATGAACGTGAGGCATATTATAGAAGAGCAGCACTAACACTATCGGGTAAGACTACTGGTCTTGAGACTGGTCTTAACTCACTCAATAAATTTACTGGTGGATTCCATCCCGAATTTATAATCATTGCTGGTAGACCAAGTATGGGCAAGACTGCATTAGCACTATTTCATGGAATGAAGAGTGGTGAGGCTGGTATCTATTTCAATCTTGAAATGAATAAATCTCAACTATGTCAAAGGTTAATTTTACAAGAGGCTGGTGACTCAATCCACTCATCAAGACTTAGAGATGGTAACCTTAGTCAATCTGAACTCCATTCATTTGAAAGAACGATTGGCAGCATAGAGAAAGCACCATTCTTAATCTACGATAAGGCAAGATGTGGTGTACACGAGGCAATAAGGGTAATGAAGAGAGAGCATCGTAAAGGCAGATGCAAGTGGGCAATCATTGACTATTTGCAATTGATGACCATAGAAGGCTTTAGAGGAGGTAACAGAGAGGCAGAGGTAGCTGAGATTAGCCGAACCCTAAAAGCAGCGCAAAAAGAGTTAGGAATTCCAATAATTGCACTTGCGCAGTTGAGCAGAGAGGTGGAAAAAAGAAACGATAAAAAACCAATTTTATCTGACATCAGAGAATCCGGCTCACTTGAGCAAGATGCTGATTCGGTAGCATTTGTTTGGAGGCCATCTTATTATGGATTAAATGATGACAATGGAAACCCATACACTAATCATATCTTCTACCTATTTGAGAAGCATAGGCAAGGTGCAACTGGAATTGTTGAATTCAGGCATTCGATAAATATGACCAACTTTTCCGATGTTGAAATACAAGAAATTGGAAGCAGTTATTTACCTCAACCTAAAGATTTAAGACATTATGCAGATAAAGACTGGGATAAAGAATCGGACTTCAGTCCATTCTGAATATTTTAATTATTTAGAAAAGCATGAAACAGAGCCATTTGTAATGCTGGATGAAATGAATCTAAATTACGAGCAGTTTGAAAACCTATTCAATAACTCGTACCCATTTCGTCAAATGTGGTCTATTGAATGTGATTTGACATACTATGAGATAAGAAGTGGTAAGTGCGAATTTGCAAAGGTATGTCATGGAAAAATAATTTGCAGTAATAAGAATTGTAAAACATAATCAAAAAATAACTATATTTGTTGGCATGGAAATAAAAGCAAAAGAAAATAGGGGCGGAAAGAGAAATGGAGCCGGTCCACCATTCAA